CGAGTAGGACGACCTTTACTGTCTTTCATCGGTCCCTTCACTCCAGACATCCTAGCACAGAAGGAACGCTTGCGAGGACCACCACCGGGTTGAGGAGCTTTCAACTTAGAACCAGTAGCTCTGTTGTACTTCCGTCTACCTTTAGCAGTCAGTCCACCTTTACGGGACTTTTCACCTCTACCGAGGGATAGTGAAACAGACTTAGGCATCGTTACTTCTTCTTCGGGAACCCACGCTTCATATTAGCGTAAGCTTTAGGTGTAATGGTAGACTTCTTCTTGCTACGGCTAATACCGAGCTTTTTCCTTCTGTTCATGTTGTAATATAATCCTTTTGGCATATCTATTTCCTCATTAATATTTCCATCATACGATCCAGCTTACCGTGCATCTCGTTGATAGCTTGTTCTACTTTACCGATCCTACTTTCAACAGCAGCGTCTCTTTCTCTCTGTGCAGCTAACTCCACCTCTATCTTGGTAAGCCTTTTATCACCGACATCTAACCGTTCGATCATGCGTTTAATAATCCAACCAACAACTCCAAGGGCGACAGCTAGAGCGGTATTAAGAAGTCCAGATAGGGAGTCGATCATTAAAAAGGTTTCCCAATATTGTATTTGGGTTGTCTATTTAATTTATTACCTAAATCACTTTCTACCTCATCTTTATCCATTGAATCCCATACCCATTGCAACACCTTTTCTTCAGTTAAATCAGAGTAAGGTATGAATGACGGGTCAGACGAGTTTACCTGAAATGCAGATTTACCGTATTGTGTTTTAACTGCTTCACCTTCAACAGCTGTCAACTGCCAAGAGGCTTCAATAACAGCACCATCGTCAGGTTTACTTTTAAGTGAGTTTATTTTCCAAGTTAAGTTCATAATGTTTATTAAGACGCGGTTACTGAATCTAAGTCCCAAGGTGATCCGAGAAGCTCTACTTTATAGAAAGTGCTGTTTAAAGTCTGACCTGAAACAGGGTTTGTTAGTACAACATCGATTGTATCATTCAAACTACTAGGATTCAAAGTGACACTAAAATGCGAAGCAGCACTAAATACATATTCATGTACAGTTGTTACAGGGGATACCTGACAGACTCCCCCAACGACATTTACAGCGGTGAATACATACTCGCAACTAGCTTGATTGGTAACAGCATTATTGCTTGTATCTCTCCCTTGTAAAAATACTTTAATCATTACCGGTCGTATATCAACATCAACAGCACTCAATCTAAAAGTTAAAGCACCTCCGGCACTCACTTCGCCACCCGTTCCTGTGTAAATTTTGTTATTACCAGCCAGCTCAAGATTGCCACTAATTATATTTAGCGAGTCCTGATCTATTTCTACAATTTTATTGTCGGAACTATCGTGTAATTCAAGCAACTCATTCGTATTACTACCTCCAACTTTATGTCGATAAAATCGAGCAACTCCTCCTAAAGTTACTGTACTGTTAACGATTTTATAGTAAAGAGTACCGTTTGTGAAATCGTGACCTGTTCCCCGCATCGTTGAATCTTCAATGACTACTCGGCTACTGTTAGTAGCTACGATTGGATCGTGGTCTGCGGTATCAGTTTCAAAACCAAAACTCCATACATTCTTAATTTGCATCTGACTAGTATCTAGCGATATACCACCCGTTTTAGTCATTATACAGTTATTAACTGATAAATTTATGGAATCTGTAGCTTCGATTTGTTTGTTCGTACCGTCAGTGGAAGCTTCGAAGTAACAGTTATTCCAGTTAACCAAGGCTGCGTTTATTAATCTACAGCTAGAGTTAGTCGCGGAAGCCATTGGGTCAAAAGTACACGCTTCAAAGGTAACAACTCTATTTGCGGAATTAGCTGTAAGCTCAAGATAAACATCATGCGTTCCGTTTCCTATAAACCTACAACCATTGAAGTAATGCGTAGCTATGTAATCAGAAACTAAATAAGCACCGTAACCACACTGCCTAAGCTCGACATCGTAAAATATAGCATCAAAACTATTATCCGCTACATAACCTTTATTGAAGCCTCTAAGCCAACAGTTCTTAACTTGTAAGGAACCTGAGTAACCATCAGCGGTATAACCTATACCTGAGAATTTTAAACAAGTGCCTTGTGATGACGTAAAACCATCAAACCAAATATTCTCTACAATTGTATTACTTCTACAAGTCAACACGGTAAAATCTGAACCTGTGTTATTAACTTTAATAGAAACCCAACCTTCAGCTTTAAATGTTTGATATTCCTGTAGCTCACCTATACTTCCTGATATTAAATAATTACCAGCCAATGTATTAGGTGTAGCCCTTAGTTTATTAGCACTTGGAATAATAACATCACGACCTGTTGCGACTGCTGCTTGAAACGCCGCTGTACTATCAGTTGCAGGGGTTGTTAAACCTGCGTCAACATACCACACTCCACCGTCTAAATAATTAGCATCAGCTACCGCACCGAAGTCTTTGACATTAACGGCATCAGCAAACCGATCAGCAAGACTTCTAGGTGTTAAAGAACCCAGTGCAGTAACATCGTACCCACCAAGCGATACAATAGCAGGACTACCGCCTAGAGCTATCGAGTTGTCAATGGTTTGATCGACGTATCCTTTATTAGCAGCGTCAGTACCAGTAGTAGGAGTACCAAGGTTTATTATCTTGTTACCTTCAGCGTCGTAGCTTACTCCGTCTTTCTTGAAAAGTAATTCACCACCAGTACCTTCAGATGACTCCTGTGATACGAATAGATTGTGTTTGTACGACTCATCAAGTTCACTCTCTGTCAGTACAGAACCATCAACAAAGTCAACAAGCGGACTAAAATCACCACGACTATCACGATATATCTTAATAGCAGCACCAGCAACAGGAGCTGTGTTAAAACGAATCTTAGTAGGAGTAGGTGATGTTACGATAGTGTAGTTTGTTACAATAATATCGTCTACCTTGACCTTGACATGTTCGTCCCTGAGGTATTCAAAAGAAAAGTTGTAGTCAGTCTGAGAGGCGACCGCTGTGTAGTCTACATAGGTGTTTGCCATGATAATATATTATTAACTATTGAGTTAGGAGTTCAAGCACTTAGTCACTTGGTTAACAGTTCTCGTATTGATGCAGGTCTGCCAGTCTCTTCAACCGGTTGTTTTAATTGTTCCATAACATCTATCAAAGACATGTCATCTGGACCCACAAAATCATACAGATAATCTTTGTCTTTTAATAAATCTTCCTTAGCCTTTCTGTAGTACTTCTGCATCAATGTATTGAGTTCTCTTAGACCTTCGTTGATATATACATCCGGTCTAGTTTCACTAGGCTTAAAGCCTTGTTCAAATTTCTTATTCCACTTTGTACTATTGATAAGATCGTATATAGCATCTTCCATAACACGATTCTTACCTTTAATTCTTATCTTAGTATCTCTTAATCTTAAATCAAAAGCGTAAGAAAGTGTCATACCTTCAGAGTCTCTAAAGTCTGTAAACTTAATACCAGGTCCTAATGTGGAAGGTTTTCTTTGTATGTTCTCGTGTGTGTCGGTAGCTAGTATATCATCAAACTGTGTACGATCTATAGATTTTCTAGGTGCTTGTCTTATAACAGCTTCCGTCATAAAAGTTCTATTAGATTGTATATCATAACCAAAGTAGTCCGTCTTCTTATTAACTATACCTTTACCGAATATAGAGTATAACAATCTATCTTTATAGTCGCCTCCTCTTAAATCATTTACAGCAGCATCACCCATAGTCTCGTATGCTTGCATAAACTTTCTAAACTGAGCTGGATAAGGAAAGTAACTGGTTGCTAAACTGTACATAGCCCTAGTAAATACTTCACCGTCTCCGTCTATCAGTTCCTCAAAGTTCCTAGCTCCCTGAGCCAATGGCATTTCTTTAGCTAATTCTTTAAGGGAATTTTTAACGACATGTATCAAGGTTTGGTCTTTAGTTAAAATCTTAGAACCAGTAGCATCTTCCTCGGCTCTAATCTTTAAGAATGCTCCTACATCCGCAGCTAAAGCTAAAGGGAAAGACCAAGGCAGTGCAGCTGAATAATCTGAGTCTAAAGCTTTAAATGGTTCTAGTTTTGTTTTTTGTCTTTGGTCGTCAGTTAACCAAGCAAGCGAACCAGTCATCATACCACTAGTAGCCATACCGTATCCAATAACAGCTAAAGAGGTAGCTACAAAAGTGTCCGTAAGTATATCTACATTGTACTCTGTTCTCTGAGCTGTTAACCGTGTAGACTCTTCTCTTAGCTCCTGCATCAATCCCATAGCATTCTGTTTCATCTCAGGAGTTATATTATCTCTATTGAGAGTCATCTGAAGACCTGCCATCTTTTGTTTCACTTCAGCTAATCTTCTATTGTATGGGTTGTTTTTAGTTCTAGCAGATAACAACAAAGCAGGAGACCCTACCAATCTTGATCCACGGTATACAGCTCTAATAGGTACACCGATATAAGGTAAGAAAGCATTGATAACAGCACCTGGTAAACCGTCTCCGGAACTTAAATCTTTAAGTAATCCTATTATCTTTTCGGTTACATAAGTACCAGAAGCTAAGTCTAAATCATCCGTGTTAGCAGCGAACAATAACTCTTGTCTAACTTTGTCTACCCTATCCTGAAACTCGTGGTGAGATGCTAAGACCTCTAACCCGTCGTCATCTATCCAAGCTTTCTTATATGCTGCTTCAGCTTCTTTAATCGCCTTAGCAGAATCTGTCGGATTATTTAATAAAGCTTTTTGTTGAGATGCAGCGTATATATCTCCTTTAATTAACTGTCTCTTGAAAGCAGCGTCTACAGTTTGTATACCTCTAACTCCAAGAGATAACAAATCCATAAACTTACCATTAGCTATAGTATCAATAAAATAGTTACCTAAGTTATCTAAGCCTTCCTGTTTCTGTTTAGCACTTCTATAAGCTTTGTTTAATAATGCAGCTTCACCTTGTGGTAATCTATTAATATCAGTAGCTAACTTACCACGCATCTTATCAGTAACATCTATGTTCTGTTGAAAAGAACGCTTCATAGCTACTAATAAATCTTTCTGCATACTAATAACTTTAAAAGCAGCTTGAGCTTCTATCGCTGCCATCTTCTTAGAAACTTCAGCACTACCGCCTTCCATCCTTGTAACCATGTACCTAGATAACGGCTTCCAAAATCTTTTGTATACAGCACCAATACCAGTAGGAACACCAGCTAATACAGAAGGTAACTGATCGATTAGAGCTAACTGTCTAGCTTGCTTCACCCATCGGAACGCTTTGGTGGCAGTGTTGACAGCATCTACATCCATGCTACGAAATATAGCTTCTTGCATGTCTTCAAATATTTCTAAGCGTAAGTCTTCATCTTTTATTTGTTGAGCTGCTTTATCTATGTCAGCTAGTTTCTTACGCATCCTTCTTTTAGATGCCGTTATCTTTTTCCGCAGTTCAGCTGACTTCAGTGGTTTAGTAGGTCCTTTAGGTCGCACAGCTGTTTCAGCTCTCAACTCACCCATAACACTACGGGCTTCTATATCAGCTACTCTAGCCAGCTCCTTCTCAAGTTCTATTATATTAGCTACTTCTCTCTCAGCTTGTTTGTAGTAATCTATCTTATCTTTGAGTTCCTTAAACTCAGGCTCAAGTTCTTTAGCTGGTTTAGTTTCTACATCTTCAGGTGTTCTACCAAAACGCTCACGCAACTCATCTAGTTCTGTTTCTAGTTGGTTCTTTTTGTTCTCGTATGCTTTGCGTAACTGCTCTGCCTTATACTCGTCAGACATCTCAACTCTAGCACGGTCTATTTCCCGTATTCTGCTACGCATATTACTACGCAGAAAAGCTATATCTTTATTCAACTCCTCAACTCTACCTGGTGCTTTCTTTGGTCCCGTAGGTTTTGGTGTTATCTCTTCTCGTTGCCTACCTAGAGGTCCTGTCTCAACTTCTAACAACCTAGCTCTTTCAGCTTCCAGCTCCTTTATCTTTCTAGCTTCAGCTTGTGCATCTTTGTAGAACTTAATCTTATCCTCTAAGTCTTTTACTCGTGGGTCTTTTTCTTTAGGTTTATCCGGTACAAGTTCTTCTGGTTCTTTCGCAAATGTAGCACGGAGTTCATCTAACTTAGCTTGCAGTCCATTGATCTTCTTTTGAAACGCTGCTTCAGCTTTAGCTGCTTGGAACTCATCAGACATTTCAACCCTAGCTCTATCTATCTCAGCTAGTCGCTGTTTAATGTTTGCTTTTACTTTAGCTATCTTAGTCCTTATCTCAGACGCTCTAGTTGCTGGTTTGGTTGGACCTGTAGGTTTAGGAGTAACAGCTGCTCTTTGTTCACCCAGCGGTGCTACATCTAACTCAGCTATCTTAGCCAACTCAGCTTCTAACCTTTCAACTTCTAACGCATCGGATTCCGCTTCTTCATAGAACTTTATGCGTTGTTTTAAGTCTTTGATGTCAGGGTCTTCTTTAAGTTCTTTAGCTTGTTCTTTTGTTAACTTAGTAGGGTCACCGAAGCGTTGTTGTAATTCTTCCAACCTTTCTTGGAGCTTCTTCTTACGCTTACCTAAGTTTTGTTTTACTTCCTTAGCAGGTTTAGTTTCAACATCTACTTCCTTAGA